TTTTTTTTTTACGCCAGTTAAACAAAACTAAAACTAAAACAAATGATTAAAATATCAAAACTTGTTAAAAGAGTGGCTGAAAAGCAAATTCACTCTAGATGTGTTTAAATTGCCAGGATTCGATACAAATATCGAACTTGGTTTCTGAGTACGGGTGTCAAGCACGCCTTAATGGCATGTTGAAAAAAGTGTAAAACATACCTTAATGGCATGTCGGGGGAAAAAGGGTGATAGCCTCGGCTAAACCGAGATCACCAAATGTGATCCCACGCTAAACGTGGGTTGCAAGGAAATAACCTCACAATGACTGGCCCACAGGGGCTATGCCAGCAAGAGCCTTGTTGTTCATGTAGATCTTCTGCTGTTGTCTTGTGAACTTTTGCTGCTGCAGCTGAAGGGCTTTTGAAACGTCACCTTGTGCCTTGGCCTGGGCCTTGACAGTCTGACGTGTCTGCTGTCCTTTGGCTACGTAGTTCTTGCGGTCAATGAGACCTTGGTAGTCCAAGTTGAGCCTGGTTTGCTTGCCTTGGGTCGCCATATTCTTCCTGTCGACTTTGCCCTGGATGGCTGTTCCGATCCAGCCACCAACGGCTTTGGTGGTTGCACCACCTATGGAACCACCGATGATGCCACCGTTACCACTGCCGCTGCGTCCAGCAATGTGTCCTTCCCCAGCTTCCACAGCGAGTGCTGTAGCATGAGAGACTCCATAAGGTGGTGCTTGGCGCACTTTCCTAGAGCTGGTAGGCAGACGGGTGAAGAAAGTCTGTGGTACAGGTCCTGAGACGACCATGTCGCCAAGCCTGGCGCTGCTGAAAGCAGAGGTGGTCCTACTCAGGAAGGCACCATCAGCTGGTGGTATCACCAACGGGTACTCCTGACTGGAGACGTAGTGGCGCTGGCTGAGGCTGGTGAACTCGAGGTCCATGTTGGTGTAGGGCCCTAGGGTCGTCCTCCTGATGAACATCCCGTGTGTGTTGCGGATAACCTGGCACACCACTGTGCCGGCGGAGTCAGTGAAGTCGGTCACCAGACTAGCTGCCCCCTGTTGTCTGATGTGCTGGACTGCTCTCCAGCAGGCCGTAACGTGAGGGCTTCCGTTGAGGATGGACTGCCCCCTCAAATTGGCAATGACTGATGGGATGATGTCTCCTTGGCCAGCCAACTTGCAGACGTAGTAGTTGGTGGGACAGAAGGCACCCAAATCGTCAGTCGAGGTTGCGATTGGAAGGCTGTTTGCCAGATCCAGGCGCATTAATCGGTCTATGAAATAGACGGATTGCCAGTTGCCGGGGGAGCCGTGGGTGTCGACCTGGGAACCACCCCAAACCATGGGGTTGAAGGTTTTGACGGTTCCTCCTGGTCCTGAGTAGAGCTTGGGCTGGTTTTGGGCCTCGTACTTCTCCAAAGCACCGCTGCTGACGCTGAAAGCGCCAGTGGTGCTAGAGTGGCTTTTTGCAGCAACCCAATGAATCCTGTTGTGCCCCAACATGTTGGACACCGAGATGGTGCCAGTGTCTGTCATGTTCCTGGCTCGCCAAGTGGCGTAGTAGTTCTCGGTGGAATACGAGCTCTCCGTGGAGGACAGGTCAGACCTTGCTTGCTCCACATTGGAGGCATAGTCTTCACTGGGGTCAAACGTTCCGTCGTCAACGAGGAGGGCCTCATGACCACTGATGAAGTGGGCAGGGCTGCCAATGTTGGCACCTTCGCAGTACCAGGCCCCTTCTACTTGGGTAGTACCAGCGACCAACTCGGACGAGATTGAATTGTCCAATGCATGAAGAGCCTCACTGTAGTTGGTAGTGCCAGTGTGGTAGCCGTCGGCTGCCAGGGTGAGGCTTTCGAATCCATCACCAAGGTCGAGCTTGGCATCTACTGTTGCAGCTTCAGCTGCTGTGCCAAGGGTGTTCGGGATGTCATAGATGGCATCTTCTCCCAAACTACACGCAACCTTGATCTGAACCCCTACCTGGGTGGTGTACGCGTTCTCGATATTGGTTGCCGCTATACAGACAATGGTGCCAAAGGAGTCCAGATTGGACTTCTTGTAAATACCTGTCACAACATTCTCCTCGACCATGGGGATACACTTAATGGTGCCCTCGCCGTTCACATTGCATGCGAACTCCATGGGGTTGAAGGCATCTAGGTTGGCTTGGTCATAGGCCAGATGACTGTAAAGAGGCGGGATGTAGGCGATCTTCAAGTTTCCCATGATAGTGGCACAGGAAACAACCTGGATGTGGATGTCGAGACTACCGTAAAACCTGTCATGCAGGTCCGCCCACGCCAAAGCGTGAGGGTTCAGGAGCTCCTGATTCCATGGGTTCACCTTAAGAGCGAAGCAGACAGTGCCTTCAGCTAAACCCACGTTGATTACGTGAACTCGCTTGAAGATCTTCTTGCCTGCCAGGGTGAGGAGATTGAACCCGCACCCTGTTTGACCCATAGAGTCAGGAGTGATTCCGCCAACCGGCTCAACAACCACACTAGGTTTCGTAGCGCCGGACGTTGGATGGATGTCAACGACGTCCGAAATCGCCGTCGAAGCCATGGGGTCCGTGCTAACGCCAACAGGATTGACGTTGACATTACCAAGTGACGGCGCTGCCGCCACCACGGTGGTGGGCGGTTGGGCGGTTGACATACCTGCTGGTTCCTCCGACCCGTGAGACACATCGGGGATGTGGCTTTTGACTGTTTCCTTAAACCTGGAGAAGTCTCCGGAAACAAACGCTCTGGCGATCTCAGTGTAGACAAGCGTGTTCTTATAGCGTTTGGTTCTGGGCAATTTTCCAGCTCCCTCGCCAAGGAGGTTAACCCAACTGGGTGGCTCCTGTAATAGGACGGAAGCAATCTGCTTCCAGAAACATGGGCTGTCGATTTGTTGCGGTAACACGACTTCCATGGTTTCCCCGGTGAGGTTGAGGTACGGAGCAGAATACACTGCCCCGTCTCGGAGGTCGTGATATGCAGCTCGCACAACACTGATCGGTACTTCTGCCAATGTCGGAGCATCGAACAGAGCCCGCTTGACCCCGAGGGCGATGGCTGACTGGGTTGTTGGCATGACTGTTCCGTGTTGGTGACTGGAATAACTTTGACGCACTTCAAGGTAACTCAATGGCAGTAATTTTACTGGTGGTAACTGTGTCACTGGTATTGCAATTCTAAATGATTTAGGATTGAAAATCTCGTTAGCATGAGCGGCTTCAATGCCCTCAGCCAACTCAAGCATGAGTTGCTTGTATCGTGGCAACCCGAGGTCCAAGCCGACCTCCCGAGCCACGATGGAAAACTCAAGGTACAACTCTGGACCATGCAATGCCACATCAACAGCCCATAACTTCACTGCCTCAACCTGTTCAATGGGGCAATTGGACTTGCTGTAAGTGAGGGCACCCATGATGGACTCTTCCTTGATGCGGCCAACAAACAACCTGGTGTGTCCTGGAAGACGCATGAAGGTTCGGCTGCAAAAAGACACATCGGTCAGCTGCTTTTCAGCAACGCCAGCGTCAACGTCTTTCGCCGAGTCTGTCATTGTCATGCCAAGAACTTCACTGGCAAACAATTGCACATCATCGCCTGTAAAGCCAGGCTCTGAGCTTGCCACTACGGTGTCATCACCACAAGAGTAGGACCACGCAACTGCGTAATAGTCCTCGGGTGACACGTTCCAGTCCCAAATGTCCTGGAACGAAAAATAGACAATCAGTGCGGCACAAAGTCCATCAAGGAACGAGGTGCAAGGGACACCGGACGGCATGCCTGCATCTCTGCTGAAGAGAGTGGTTCCAGCTAGGCTAGGTGCAGAGTTGATGGTATTGATGGCCGTGTTGATCATGGTTCTGAGCGTGGTGCCAGCTCCGGCGATGTGCCCAAGAGCAATGCCTGCTGACTGGAGAACGGTAGCTGGTAGCGTAAGGTCATATGCAGAGAAATCCGCATCATACAACTTTTCATACTGGGATAACTTCTTGGCCAACCCGTCATATGCAACATGTGGGTTCATCTCCACTTGAATTGGGGACTTGGAACCCAACGTCTGAAAAGCCTTTTGAAAAGGGAAAAACAGGCGGCGCAGATTGACCACTGTGATGGGGTCACAGACGTTGACCACGCGTTTCTTCCACACCTTAGCTTCGGGTAGGAGCTCGTTCTTCAACGTGTAGGCAGTTGGAATCAGGATTTCCTTCCCTTGCTTCCAGTACTCCCACTGGAGGTCTATCATCGTGGAAACGTACTGGCCTGCCTCGCCCAGAAACAGGCCGCGTTCCCCGAACAACTTCTCTTTCTTGTCGAGGCCGGGGAAGAGCAACTGGAAAGCTGCTCCTGTTGCGGTGTTGCGGTCCATGGCGTCAATCCCACGGCCGTTCCCCCATATGCCTTCCTCCTTGGTCAATGATCGGTAAGTCACACCTGCCAGTTGTTGCTTCCAGTAGTCACCGAAAGTGGCGGCAACTGCCGTCATCTTTCTGGCATAGGGATGACTAGGGTGTCCAGGTCCAGCCACATTAAAGGTGGCCTTGGAAAGCCGCACGTTCTCCGCATGCAGGTTACCCTTGAGATCGGGTGGTATCTTCTCTGGGTGCCTAGCTTCGATCTGCTTCTTGGTGAACACTGGTGCCTTGATGTCATTCGGGAACAACGCTGCAAAAGCACCACCAAAAATCATGTGTTTACCTTTGACTTGGTCGATAGGGAGAGCATTGTCTAGACAACTAGCGATCGTAGTGAGTCCTCCGGATAGTTGGTTGGGGGCCTTGCTGGGTGGTCCAAAACGACTGATCAAGTTGGTCGGAAGAAATATCGTGCGGCCGTGTCTCGCCTTCTCAGAAACGCAGAAAGGAGCTTCAACCACTTCCTCAAAAGAGTGTGACACGCCAACAATGACTGGCGTAAGCTGGTTGTACTCCTCTACACTGGGCACTGAAAAGACATAGCAAGAGGATCTAGCTGATTGGCCCGCATACATCCCAATCAAATGTTCCTTCCCGGCAATCTTGGCGGATATAACAGTGCCACACTTCCCAGGCCCGAGAAAAGGCACTGGCGTCATGCCCATTGCACAAAGAGCAGCCCTTCCAGTAATCATAGCTTGTGGGCTAGCAAATGGTTGACGCATATGTAGTTCAAACCTGAACGGGAGCATGGCTTGATGGCCGGTTTGTGGGTCGGTGGCAATGACGGTCTTTATTGCGGACAGACCGTCAACTGACAAAAGCTTCTTGGCAAGTGATTTGACGCCAGGAATCTGAAACGCACTGCCACCCTTCATGATCAACCCGTAGGCTGCGTCCGTGTCCTGGATCCTCTCAACAACACGCAGTTCATGGTTGACGCCGCCAACGGCCACGTGCATGCGGTCACCTGGTTGGTGTTCCAAATGGAGTGGGAAACGAACGAGGTAAGGCTCGATCAACACCCCGAAAGCATGACAAACGTTCGTGGTGTTATGAACCTCATGGACGTTCGGGCTGAAATCACTGCTAGCGAGACGGATGGGAGTCCCGTGAGATACATCAAGAGGGGAAACGGTGAACTCCACAAAACCGCGCTGGTCCCAATGGTAGCCAACATTGTAGTCGCTGCCTCGTATGTTGGCAACTTCACTGTGTTTGTCGAGTGTAAACCCGCCCTTGGAAAGATGGAGGCGGGCGTCGTGTAACACGGCTTCGTCCTTGGTGCCATCAAGATCATAATCACGGACGCGCTTGCCGTTGACGCTCACCCATGTCGAGTATTTGGCCCTGCGTGCTCCGCCTGAGCCTCTACCGGACTTGTTCTTACCCTTGGCATGGGAGGCGTCCAGACCGGAATTATGCACTGCAGCCAAGCTGCCTGCACATTCCGCTGAATAGATGATGGGACAATCGTCATCGCCATCCCAGCAACGGTTGCAATCGGTAGGGCCGTAATAATCAAGAGGACGCGTTTCGACGACTGCACTGCCCTTCCAAAAATGTGTGTAGAGGAAGTAAGCACTAGCCCCAAGCAAGGCCGTAACAAAACCTGAGAGCAACGGATTCTTCGCAAGCAAAGCATAGAATCGAATAGAAGCACTCGAGGCTGTCATTTTGAGCCTAGCAAGGTAACTTTGTGTGCTGATGGGGTAGAGAACAGTCAACTTTTGCCAGAGAGCGGTCTCTCTGTCACGTTCAATTGAGAGGTAATAGAATCCAAGAGCGGCCTCTGGGCTGTCGTTGGCCTTCCTGTAGACAGACTGCATGAGTCCATCAGTCACAGTGAAACTGCCGTTTGAGGCAGCCACTAATTTGGCGTTTGGATCGTACATCAGACAGGTGTCATCATTACCGACGTAATACTGACCATTGCCATAATAGTAAGTCTGCCCAGCAATCCTGACATACATCTTAGGGTCAGGCATCTCACGGGCTATCTTGTAAAAGAGGTGTCGCAAGGTGCCGTCGACTGAATCGGGATCAACCTGCAAGAGGCCGTGGCGACGCATGAAATTTGCCATTCGGACTGAGCAGCACTTGGCCAGCGCGCCCAGTATTGCCGTCTTGTCTGCGATCTGAGTCTCAAACCACATGTCAGCTTCAACAGCGGTGAAACCGAAATCAGACGGAATCCCCTCAAGCTTAGTTGGGTAAGCACTGCCCAAATTGAACCGAGCCCAGTCTGCGAGCAGCTGTGGTGCTGTGTACACGAAACCAGGTCGTGTGAAAACACCGGCCACTGTGGCTACAAGAAGGCGGCCTTCTTCGTTGGGAACAAATGCAAGCCGCCTGTGCAGGCCCGGCAAATTGAGCTTGACTGGTACATAGGGCCTGTCGGACATGGTGTCTTTCATGGACTCCAGCCATGTACGGGCCGGTCCGTAATTCGACAATATGAGGATCTTTGTGAAGGCTGGCGCTGTGTTGTAAAACTGCATGTACTGGAGTTGATGGTCATGACTCCCAAAATCGAAAACGTCGTCGAGTACGACCAGGCTGTCTGGTTTCATCAGACTGGTCAAGGCAAGAGCCTCGGCAATACTGGCTGGTTCATATACAGCCATCTTAGACATCAGGGCTGCCTGCCTGAACATGGGAACCACAGAGGTTGATTTCCCACAGCCTGGGTTACCAGCAACGAAGTGGACATACTTGGTGTCAGCAACTCCATGTGAGGTGTCGAGTGTAATCGGCTTGCCCTTATAGAGGAAATTTTTCTTCGGGAGCTCAGTTTGGGCATTGAGCATCGCGAAATTCTCCATCGCGCTGCCAATTCTAGCTGCAATCTCGTCCGCTAATTGTTCGGGTGTATACTTAGACTCGCCCAGATGGAAGGACAAGTGTGAAAAATCAGGCTTGCGGTGTGGCTGATTCTTCCTTGGGTTAGGCCTATCCTTCTTATAGGCGGGGTCTCGGACCTCAAGTTCCCAGAGCCTAGACTTCAAGGCATCTCTCGCCTGGTGACTGAGGCCCGTGTCCATCTTGCTGATTTCGTTGTTGGCAGTACACACGACCAGGTAAGGTTTCAGGATCTGATTTTTACCCTGCAGACTAGCTGAGGGCATAGGTACACAATTCCCGGACAGAATATCATTGAGTTTGGAAAAGGGGGTTTTATCAGGTGTTAGGTTTTTAACGGCACCAACTTCATCAACATGCACGGTTGATTCACCATAATAATTGCTGACATGGTTTGAGGCGCACTGCATACTAAAAACACTATCATTGAAGCTTTCAATTCTGG